TTTCGTTATCTTAAGACGGAATTGGCCGAAGGATCAGGGTTGTTCTTTTATAAATAGATTTATTCCCCCTTAGCTCAGTCTCCGCCATAGAATTGGCGGACCTGCCAAAGCAGGTTGGCGGGGGTAGAACGATAGATTGTTCTTTATACATTTTATTCCCCCTTAGCTCAGTTGGTAGAGCGAGTGGCTGTTAACCACCAGGTCCGAGGTTCGAGTCCTCGAGGGGGAGCCATTTTGGACGACCATGCGCAACAAGCGCTTGATCGTTAACATCAGCCCCATTTCGGAGTAATTCCGGAATGGGGTTTTTGTTTTTTACGGCGGCTTTGTTGTGGTCGCAGTCGTCGATATCGGCCTGCAGGGTTTGCTCTGGATCGCCCAAGTACATCCGCAGGTCAATTACGTCGTTATGGATCACAATCTCTTTAACAAGGGCGAATACGAGNCGTTTTTTGGGCTTCTGCGGGGGCCTTGTCGAGGTATTCCAAGGCGAACCGCAGGGTTTTCGTGGAGGTAATTGGCCGAGTTCGCCGTCATGTCGTTGGCTGTCTTTTGTGTCCGCAGTTTGGTTAGTTTGTCCTCGAGCATTATTATTTGGTTATCTATTTCCGACATCTTTATTTTATAAGCCGGGCCTTGCGTTACGGTGCCGGTCATGGCCAGATCCAGCAGGGTCTTGGCTTCGTGCTGGCAATCGTTGAGCTTGGCTTCGGTTTCCGCGATCATGATGTCGATGCGCCCGGCCATCAGCTGGGCTTCGCGCATGGCATCGCCGATGCCTTTGATGATGATATCCCGATTCTGGGAGGCTTTCCGGAAGTATCCGATCAGGGCCCGGTCAAAGACCGGTGCCGGGATGCCCTAGTTCATTGCATCCGAGTTTTTGTTTTGACCTGCCGCAGATATAGTAATGAAACTTCTTTCCGTCCCGCCCCTTGTTGGAGGCCGATATCAGGTGGCTTCCGCACTTCCCGCATTTGAGCAGTCCGCTCAATAAATAATTATAGGTTTTTGGTTTTCTGCTGAATCCGTGGCCGGGCAGTTTGGCTTTAACGATGCTATTGGCCTTTTCCCAGATCGCGGGTTCGATCAGGGCTTCATGGTTTCCTTTGTGAAGTTCGTTGGCGTAGAGGATGTACCCTTTATAAAAAGGGTTTTTGATGACGGATGATAATGTCTGTTTGCGCCAGACTTTGCCGCGGCAGGTTTTTACGCCTTGCCGTTCCAGCTCTTGGCCGATCTCCATGAGTGATTTGTTGTTGGCCGCCATTTCCCAGATGATCCGCAGTTGCGGCGCGAGTTCCGGATCCAGAACAACTTTGTGAGGTTGTCTGCCGTTGGGCAGGCGCTCGCCGTCCTTTTCCAGTTTATAACCGTGTGCCAAGAAACCGCCGACCCATTTGCCTTGGCGTACGCGGGCGATCGCGGAGGCTTTTACGCGTTCGCCGGTCAGCTCGCGTTCGAACGCTGAGAGGATGCCGAGTATTCCTATAACCACGCGGCCGATCGCGGTGGAGCTGTCGAGGTTTTCTCTTACTGAAATAAAATCTACTTCTTTTTCGCGGAATAAATCGATGAGGGCATAGAGGTCGCGCGTGTTGCGCGTGAGCCGGTCGAGCCGGAAGAAAATTATGCCGTCAATTTTCTTCTTCTGCCGGACGTTCTCAAGGATCATCTGTATTCCCGGCCGGTTCAAATCTTTTCCGGAATAGCCGTCATCGTTGACTATTCCATTCTTGCCGATATCTCCAAGTTCATAGCCAAATGCATCGAGCATATTTTTGCAGTGATGCGCTTGCGCGTCCAATGTCGTGAAATCGCCCTGTGCCTGATCGTCGGTCGAGCACCGGGTGTAGATCACGAATCTTTTTTTCTCTTTCGATCTAATTATTTGTGTCATGCCGGTCTTTCAAACTCGTTTTTTGTAATGCGACCCAACCCTATAATGGAAGCTATCACAAGTCAAGCTATAACAACATCTTAGGGCTGTTTGAGCGGAAATCGCACAATCGCGCTTCCTCTGACTACATACGAAGATTTCCGCAAAGGTGACGGAAATTTTTTTATTTTTGAAGTTTTTTTCGTCTGTTTTCAAAAAGTCTTCGTATGTAGCAAGTAGAGGAGCGTTATGGGCGAGAGGCAGAGAACAAATTTCGAAAAACGGTTTAAGCGGGGATTCAATGTCGTTTATCCGGAGAAGCCATTAGAAGGTACGGCCCGGAGAACGCAAAACCAAAAAATCCTTGAAGCCGTCAAGGCTGTATTAACCGGAATATTAAAAAGAGAGCCTACGCCTGATGAATTATCTGGATGCAGACCAATTACCCGAACGAAGCAAACATAGGTTGTCCGCGCGCGCGGATGATCGGGCTGATTTTCGGACACTGCCAAATAAAGGAGTGTCCATATTAGCCAAAACTATCGCGGCCTATTTCAGGAGTGGGAGTTGCGGGAGGTTCGTTGCTTGGTCAGGGAAGCTCAACGTGAGTTTGTCTGTCTCAAGAGTGAAGGATTCGAGGATCTCTTACAGGAGTGTTTGATTCACTGGTTTTTCATAAAAGATCAATACCGGCAGGAAGCCGGAGCATCAGAGCATACGTTTTTGAACAGGGTTACGCGCCACAAACTGGCCGATCTTATGCGGATCAAAGGTGCCAATAAGAGGAAGGTTTTTTATATGAGCGAATCGCTTGATGCGATGGCCGATGACGAAGAATCAATCAGCACGAAGGAGAAGATATTGATGGTCGAAGAACAGGTGATTTCAAAATTGACGGCGGCGGATCTTCCGGACGCGATGTCGCGGGCAACAGCCAATCTTTCTTTCCGGCAAAAACAGTTGTGCCGGTTTCTGATGGAAGGAATGAGTATCGCAAAGGCTGGCGAAAAAATGTGTATACCTCGAACGACGCTCAACGAAGAGGTGAAGCGCATTCGAGAAGCGTTTCGTAAAGAGAGGCTTGAAGAATATCTGAGGTAATCAGAGAGGAGGAATTGCATGGAAGTTGTCTATAAGTTCGAGTTCGATGAAAGGATCGATAAACAGCTGATTCAGGATCAGATGGAATCAGCGATGCGTGCGGCGCGCGGGGTGTTCGGGAAAGCCCGGGTCAAGATGGATGGGTCGTTTCTCTTGTCCGGCCATCGCGTGATCATTCATGTGACTGATGATGTCGGCGCGCTTCTGGCCAGTGTCTTTACTGAATGCGCGACCGAGAAGATCGGCGAGGACTTCTTTATCGTTGAAAGAGTTCCGAAGAGCAAGGAAAGGAGACCGGATGAGAGTCAATAAGGGATGGAAAGAAATCTATAAAAATCTGAGCTGGTATAACCGGCGCAAGCTTGTTGAAGCCAACCGGCCCTTCGGCAAGGATCCGAAAGAGTTCAGGGAAACGATGATGTGGCTTTTGGCGGGCTTGTCGATCTTCGGCGTTGTTTTGAACGTGCATAAAGACCCGGCCGGGTTTCTGGTGTGGATGTTTACGAACGCTTGCTGGGCAGTGATCGATTTTAGAAAACGTTTATACGCTCAGGCGTTCCTGTTCGTTGTGTACTTTTTCTTGGCCTTGTGGGGCTGGATCAGCTGGGCAAGATGAATTGGTCGGGAGGTGAGAAAAATGGAGATGAATGAGCCGGTAGACAAAATTTTATCAAAAGAAGAACAGCTTTTGCGCTGGTGCAGGCAAAAAAGGATTTTCTCAAAAGCCGAGGCCATATCGTTTGGCACTAATAATTATTATTTGCGGGCCGAGAGGACGATCAGGGATTTTGTTCTGCAAGGCATGGTGAGGAAGATTGGCAAGGATGAATGCATCCGGCGAAACCTCAAGGGCAACATGTCTTGGTATGAAGTCGTTTCTTCTTGAGAAGGTTTTTCATGGGAAATATCGATATCAGGGATTTACGTGACGGGAAATTTCTTTGGATAGACAAAGCCGCTTTGAATCTGATCAGCGCGAAGGCTGGTAACCGCGGAGTCGCGGTCTATTCGTGGCTGTGTTATTACGCCAACGCCAAGAATCAAAACTGCTTTCCGTCCTTGCGGACGCTTGCCCATAACTGCAATGTCAGCCGCAGGACGATCATGCGCACGATCAAAGTCCTCGAGAGGATCGAAATCATTTCGATTGAACGAAAAAAGGGGAAGCCGAATGTTTATAAATTGCTCAATTCGCCTGTGGATAAAAGTAGTGACACCGTTGTCACCGGTGTCACGCATGGCACCGGAGTAGTGACAGCAGTGTCACCACCGCTGGTGTCATCGGTGTCACCCAAACAAGAATTAAATGATCAAAAAGAAACGAACAAGACAGGCGTTTGTTTGCCGGAGCTGTGGATAACTTCCAGTTTACCGTACGGACAGCCGGGCAAGGAGCAGGTAACGGAGCTGGCTTCATGGTGCGAGAGGCTTTTAGGTGAGGTTAATTTATACCGGTTGCTTATGGATTACCGTACCGACAAGGGTTATCCACCCAAGCCGGAGGTGGTTATCGCGTTGTGTAAGCAGTTTATGCAGGGCAAGTCAAAGGTAAAGAACGCTTGGGGCTGGTTTAAGAAGGCTATTGATGGGCAGATGAAGCAGGTCTTGATGGATATAAGACTGAGGGAGCATGAAAGACTCAAGAAAGAACCGGCCAACATCGGGCAGTTGCTGTCGCAGATCATGCCGCGACGCGAATAGGTTTACGGGTCCTTGGAAGGGGGTGTCGGGCGAGGGTCGGGCGAGGCGCGAGCCTTCAGTGATGAGGGGTTTTAAAAACGATGTCCATGTCCATCACTTTTGGGATTTTGCACATCTGGGGTAAAAACGGCCAAACGGCCTGTTTCCGTCGGGAATACGGGCTTTTTTTGATTAAAAGACACGTCTGCATGGGGTTCAAAAAGGGCATTTTGATGGACATGAGCGGACATAAAAAAGGAGAAAATCGTGGCAAAAATCAATGTTAAACCGGAAATCGCTGAGGTCAAGGTGGCGGATCTGCGGCCTGCGCCGTACAACCCCCGGGAAATAACCGAGCCTGCCTATGCGGGGCTTAAGCACAGCTTGGAGAAGTTCGGGTATGTGGATCTGTTGATCGTTAATAAACGGAACATGCGGATCGTGTCCGGGCATCAGCGGTACAAGGTCTTGCAGTCTGATGGCGTGGAACTGGTCGATGTCATTATGGTCGACTTGGACGAAATCCAAGAGCAGGCCATGAATCTGACGCTTAATAACAGCGAGATTGCCGGTCAATGGACGGCCGCGCTGATCCCGCTTTTGGAGAGGTTGAGAAAAGAAGCTGGTGATGATTACCTCAACTTGCGGCTTCAAAACCTGCGGGAGAGTGTCGGGGACATGGGTGTCGAGAATCTGGGGAGCGGGAAGACGCTTCCGGATGATATCCCGGAGCCGCCCGAAAAGCCGATCACCAAGAAAGGCGACCTGTGGATCCTTGGCGAACACCGGCTTTTGTGCGGGGATTCCACCAGCGAGGCAGATGTCGCGCGGCTTATGGATGGCCGCAAGGCAAGTTTGCTGGCAACCGACCCGCCGTACTGCGTGGATTATACCGGTGCCGATCGGCCGAACGGCGGCCGGGACTGGTCGAATGTTTATCACGAGATCGATATTCCGGACGCGGTGGATTTCATGCGCAAGTTTCTGACCGTGGGCCTTGGGTTCATCAAAGAAAAGACCGCGCTTTATATGTGGCATGCTTCAAAGCGGCGATCGGATATTGAGGGCCTCTGCAAAGAGATCGGCATTCTGATTCATCAGGAGATTGTCTGGGTCAAGCCGTGCGTCATTTTGACCTACTCCTTTTATTCGTGGCGGCATGAGCCGTGTCTTTTGATGTGGGTTAAAGGCCATAAGCCGGAGTATAAGCCAAAAAACAAGGCGATCGGCAGTGTCTGGACGGTTGGATTCTTAAGGACGGGCGATCCGGAAACGCCGGAGTATCACACCGATGTTTGGGAGTTGGACTGGGAAGGCAAGAAGCGCAATCCGGGCATAGATCATCCGACCGTAAAGCCGACTGAGGTTTTTGCCATACCCATGCGGGTTCATACGACACCCGGGGATGTTTGTTATGAGCCGTTTTCCGGTTCGGGATCGCAAATTATCGCTGGCGAGAGACTGAACCGAAGGGTGTTCGCTATGGAGATCGAACCGGTCTTTTGCGATGTGGCGGTAAGGCGCTGGGAGGAATTTTCAGGGAAAAAAGCGATAAGGGATAGTAATGGATGAAAAGAACCGCAACCTTGTTGAGATCGCAAAAAAGAAACGTTACATCGCCCTTGTCGAAAAGCTGGGGCGCGGTTCGCTGTCGTCCAAGGAGCTTAAAGAGCTTGAGGAGTTCGAGAAATCCGAACAGCGGCCAGCGGGGGTTATCGATGGAACGGTAGATCTGCCGACCTTGTGTGTTTATCTCGAGAAATCCCCGCGGATGATCAGGCGGTATGTCCAGCAGGGCATGCCGGTTTTCAGGGACGCGGTCGGTGAGATCGCGCGGTTTAAGGTCGGGGATGTCTTCAAGTGGTTCTATAAAAAGCAGGGATCGGAAGAGGACAACGGCAAGGATTATTGGGACAAGGAATACCGCAAGAACCGCGCGAAGCTCAGTGAGATCGAGTTAAAGCAGAAAGAAGGGGAGGTTATCCCTTTCGAGGATCACGTTTCGATTGTCAAAAACCAGATCAGGGGTATCAAGGCCGGATTCCTTCGTTTGCCGAAGCACATTGCGCCGAAACTTTATCAGCAGGATCCGAAGGTTATTTGTGAAATGCTTGATCAGGAGATCAGGTACATCATCGAACAATTTGCGGGGAAGCAGAATGTCAATAAAGCTGGGAAGGGAAATCCTTAAGACTGTTGTGCCGTACGCGGCTGTGGAATGGGTCTTGCCGCTCAAGATGACGGTGAGCGAATGGTCGGATCAGTTCCGCAGGCTCGATGTGAAGACATCAGCCGAGCCCGGGCAGTGGGCGACCGCCCGCACGCCGTATCTCAAGGGGATCATGGACGCGTTTACGGACCCTTATGTCGATGAGATCACGGTCATGGCGGCCTCGCAGGTTGGCAAGACTGAAGCAATGTACAACATGCTCGGATTTATCATCGATCAGGATCCGGGCCCGACACTTATGGTTTCGCCGCGCGCGGATGACGCCAAGAGCGTTTCATATAACCGTGTCCGGCCGATGATCGAATGCTCACCGGTCTTGAACAGGTACATCCCAATCAATACCGACGATATTACGAAGCTCGAATATCACTTCGACCGGATGATTTTATATTTCGCGGGATCCAACAGTCCGGCCGACCTTGCCTCGCGGCCGATCCGGTATCTTTTCTTGGACGAGGTCGACAAGTACCCGAAGTTCTCGGGCCGGGAAGCGGATCCTATCAAACTGGCATCCGAGCGTCAGAAAACTTTCTGGAATAAAAAGACGGTCAAGGTGTCTACGCCTACCACGCGCGAAGGATATATCTTCCGCGAATACGACAAGTCCGACCAGCGCAGGTTTCATCTGCCGTGTCCGCATTGCGGGAAGAAACAGGTTTTACTTTTCGGGCAGATCAAATGGCCGAAGGAAGAATCATCGCCTGAGAGGATCAAGAACAACCGGCTGGCGTGGTATGAATGCGCTCATTGCAAGAAGCGCATCGATGATATCCATAAACAGAAGATGATGCTGGCGGGCGAATGGATCTCGGAGAAAGGCGAGCATAACCGCAACCGGGGTTTCTGGGTGAGTTCGCTCTATTCGCCGTGGCTGACGTGGAGCGATATCGCGGCCGAGTTTCTGAAATCAAAAGACTACGTTGAGCTATTGATGAACTTCGTCAATTCTTGGCTTGCCGAGGTCTGGGAGGAGAAGATCGAGGAAACAACGGTTGATAAGGTGCGCAATCTGGCGCGCGATTATGATCCGGGTGTTATTCCGGATGAGGTATTGGTGTTGACGGCCGGTGTTGATGTGCAGAAAGATCATTTTTATTACGTTATCCGCGGCTGGGGATATTACGAGGAGTCGTGGCTTATTCGGGCCGAACGAGTTGAGTATTGGCAGGATATCGAAGATAGTTTGTTCAAGACAGAATATAAGCGGATAAGTTCTGCCGAAACGCTCGGTGTATATATGACCTGTGTCGATTCGGGTTTCAGGACGGACGAGGTTTACCGGTTCTGCCGCAGTTGGCCGGATAAGACAAAGGCGATCAAAGGGCTTGAAGAAATTACCGGCGGCCGGTTCTACCGCCCGAACAAGATCGATATCAATTCTCGCACCGGCGCGGTCATTCCGGGCGGGCTTGTGTTGTGGAATTTAAACGTCACGCAATATAAAGACAAGATCAACCGCCTCGTGACTTCACAGAATCCGGGCAAGTGGCATATCTTCAAGAACCCTGCAGATGATTATCTGATGCAGTTTACTTCCGAGCATAAAGTTCTTATCCGCAATCGCACGACCGGAAAAGCCAAGGAGGTCTGGCAGAAAAAGAAAGAAGCGGCGGCCAATCATTATCTGGACGCGGAGGTATACGCGCTGGCGGCCGCGGATATTATCCGGGCCCTTAATATGCGCAAGGAGGATTCACCCCGGGTTCATCAGCCGGTTACGGATGAGTCCGGCCGCGGCGGGTGGCTTCGCAAAACGAAAGGATCGTGGATTTAATGGGGCGATGGATAGAGAGAAAATCAAACTGGCTGAATAACGGCGGGAGTTCCCAGCCCCGGGAGAAGCCGTTCGGCCGCCCGCCGAATGATTCATCGGATTACGGCGTTCGTTTTATTCCTATCCGATGCCCGAAATGCAAAAGCAAAAATACGCGCTGTTATTCAACACACCCGCCGATCCGGTATCACAGTTGTTATAAATGCGGGCATAATTTCAAGTCTGTTGAGGTTGATGATGAAAAATGACTTTTTACTACTCCGTAGTAACGACCCCATTGCAAAAGTATGAGAATTACATATTATTGAAATAGACACACTTTTTGCGAGACGGCTGATCACCGTTTTCGCGCCCAATAGCAATAAAAAGCTCGTTCTGGTGCACCAGCCGGAACGGGCTTTTTTATTGGGTTCAAGAGGAGGATTAATGGCCAGACCTACGACACAAGAAATGCTTGAAAAAGTTGAGCTTGCCATCATGGCGCGCCTTAATGGCGGTGCTGTGCAGTCGTATTCGATTGGCGGCCGAAACTTGCAATATATGCAACTTCCCGAATTGGAAAAAATGCGCGACAAACTTATACGTCAGTTGAGTCCTTCAGGCGGGACGACCACATATGCTTCATTCGGGAGGCCGTTATGAAAACACCGCTGACCGAAAAACTATCCAGCGGCTTGGACGGCCTTATTTCTTTTTTCTCACCGCGCGCGGGCCTTAAGCGGCGCATGTACCGCGAAGCCATAAAAGTCACCAGATCGTTTAGTTCTTATAAAGGCGCGTCACGCGATCGTCTTCGTTCATCTTGGATGCCCGGAGGCGGGTCTGCGGATGCTGACCTCTTGCCGGAGTTGAAAGATATCCGTGAGCGGAGCCGCGATTTAAACCGCAACGACGCGCACGCATCCGGCATTACCTCCACCATGACCACCAATGTTGTCGGATCAGGCATTCGTCCGCAGTCGCGCATCGACAGGGATGAGATCGGGCTTGGTGAAGAAGAAACGGCAAAGTTTCAGAAAGACGCGGAGCGTGTCTGGAAGAGATGGATTCCGTATGCGGATGCGGGCAGGCGCATGGACTTTTACGAGATCCAACAGCTTGTCGACCGCCAGATTCTCGAAAACGGAGAAGCATTGATCGTTCCGATGATGATCGAGGATCCTTCGCGTCCTTACAGGACGGCTTTGCAGGTGATCGAATCCGACCGGCTCGATACGCCTTCGGATAAACGGGGAGATAAGTCAATACGCGCGGGCGTGCGCATAGGCGAAAAGGGCGAGGCGGTTTCGTATTTTATTCAGAAGACGCATCCCGGCGAATCGCGTATTGCCAAAAGCGGCGAAAAAGAATTTATCGAAATTCCGGCGTTCAATGAATACGGCAGGCGCAATGTCTTTCACCTCTACTACGTTTTACGTTCGGGACAGACGCGCGGGGTGCCGTTCTTTGCGCCGGTTTTATCTTATTTCAAAGATCTTGGGGAATACGCGGAAGCCGAACTCGTGGCCGCGAGGATCGCCGCGTGTTTCTCGCTATTTATAACATCGGAAGCGTCTATGGATGTTTCGGCGGGTGGTGCTTACGAAAGAAATCCTTCGGGTCAGTTTATCGAAAGCCTTGAGCCGGGCATGATCAAGCACCTGATGCCGGGAGAGAGCATCACGTCGTTTAATCCCCAGCGGCCGGGATCGAGTTTCGAACCGTTCGTTGACCGCATCTTGAAAGCTATTTCCGCGGCGTTGGGTCTACCGTATGAACTCGTGGCCAAGGATTTCTCGAAAACGAATTATTCAAGCGCGCGGGCGGCTTTGCTTGAGGCACGGCGTTATTTCCGGATGCGTCAGGAATGGCTGGCGCAGAAATTCTGCCAGCCGGTCTGGGATATGTTGCTGGAAGAGGCGTATTTAAGCGGCGAAATATCGGCGGACACATTTTACGAAAAGAGACAGCGCTGGACTGGGGCTTCATGGATCGCCCCGGGATGGGAATGGGTGGATCCGCTTAAAGAAGCGCAGGCCGCCGAGGTGGGATTAAGAAACGGCATTGTGACCTATTCCGATCTTTATGCGCAGGACGGCAAGGACTGGGAAGAGTGTTTCGAACAGCGCAAGCGCGAGCAGGAGAAGATGAAGAAACTTGGACTTGAGGTGCAGGATGAAAACAAAGCAAAAGAAAAGAAGAAAAACACCGGTGAAGAAGGCGAAGAGGATTCTGGCGGGAGCAAAAAGCCAAATGGCAATGCCGATTGAGGTTGACGTTTCCATCACCGATGTGAAAGAGGTGCGAGATGGCCAATAAAGACATTTATTTCAGAGCGGATATTGCCCGCGGCGGGGCTGTGCGGGTTAACCGTAAGGAAGAGGTTATCGAGGGATTTGCTGTCGTAACCAAGGGGGTGACGCATGACGAAAGGGGTGAGTTCGATGACATAGGACTGGATTCTGTCGTTGTGTTGGGCAACAAGATCAAAGCCGGAGTCAAATCGAGGTTCGGTCATCCGAACATGTCGAGTACCGCGCTCGGTACGTTTTTGGGGAGGACGAAAAACTTCAGGCGGGACGGCGATATCGTTCGCGCGGATCTGCATATTGATCCGACCGCTCATGAAACACCGGACGGCGACTTGGCTGGTTATGTCATGAACCTTGCTGAAAGCGATCCGCAGGCGTTCGGGTCTTCGATGGTCATCCACTGGGACGAGGAATTCCGCGAGGAGAAAACAAAAGAGGGCGAGGATCTGCCGCCGTATATCCGCGTGAAGAAGCTTTTGTCCGTGGATATCGTTGATGATCCCGCGGCAAACAACGGTCTTTTCGGGATGCCGTTTTTCTCGGAAAGCGTCCGGCCGTCGGCTGAGATGACGGCTTTTTTAGATAGATTCCTAAACCAGCCGGAATCGGTTGCGAAGGTGATCGCGTTCTTGGAAAGGTACGGGGCAAACAAAAATAAGGAGGAAAAGAAAATGTCAGAAGAAATCACGATGGAAAAGCTTAAGGCGGAACATTCTGGCCTTTACAACTCCATTCACGCGCTCGGGGTTGAAGAGGGTATGAAGAAAGAGCGCGAACGCGCGGTTTCTATTTTGAAGAAATCGAAGGTGTTCAAGGACATGTCCGATATCGCCGTTGAGGCGGTCGAGAACGGCGCGACGTTCGAAAACGCGGTCATTAAGTTTCAGGAGAAACAGCTTGATGGTCTGCAGAAAGCGTCGGTGCCGCCATTAGGGCCCGATGCGGAGGAGGAACCGGTCAAGAAACAGACAACGCATCTGGAGCGCGCGCGTCAGTATCAGAAAGAGCACGGGTGCAGTACCACCGATGCGCTTAAGGCAACAGCGGACAAAAGGAAATAACCAAAAGGAGGTAGGAAGATGTCTCAATTCAATATCGGATCAAAAGCATTTATCGCGGGAGAGGAACTTGAAGCTTACCGCAGGGTCAAGCTGAGTACGGGAAGCGGATCGCAGGTGGAATATGCCGATGCGGGCGAAGCCTGTATCGGGATCACCGCGGCCAAGGCCGCTCTGGGCGAGCATGTCAGCGTTGATTTAAAGAGTTCCGGCAGGACGTTCAAGATGGTCGCGGCCGGGGCGATCAGCGTGGGAGGCAGTGTTTACGGAGCCATTGACGGGAAGATCAGCGCAACCGTGAGCGGTTCAATTATCGGTAAGGCGCTGGAAGCATCAACAAGCGACGGTGAAGTTGTCGAAGGGCTATTTGCCTAATCAAAAGGAGGAATGAAACATGCCAGACTATCAGGGAACAAGAGCAGTACCGAGACTCGAGTTGGGGGAAGCGGCGTTGGAGTTTATCCAGTCGCAGGAGGAGTTCATAGGCACGAAGGTTCTGCCTATTTTTCAAACCAAAAAGAAAGCGAGCATCTTTCCGGCGATCACCCGGGAAAGCATCACGCGCGAAGCTGATACCAAACGCGCGCCTCGCGGCAACTACAACCGGGACACCTTTCAGGCGAAAGACCGGCAGTACAACTGCGAAGAGCACGGTTTGGAAGGGCCTCTGGACGATTCCGAACGGGAAATGTACGCCACGGATTTCGATGCCGAGCTTACGACCGTTCAGATCGTGACGCGCAGGGTTTTTAGCAGGCGCAGGAGAAGAGGATCGCGTCAAAGGTTTTCGATACTACGGTTTTTACGGGATCGAAGCTTTTTACCGACTTCTCGACCGCGCCTTGGGATAACGCCTCAAGCGATGTCATCGCTCAGGTGAGAGCCGCGCGCGAGCAGGTGAGGCAGAACTGCGGCATGGAGCCGGGAACGCTCATCATGAGCAAGGCGAATATCGATCGGCTTCTCGGCAACGAGAAGATCAAGGCCGCGATCCAGTATGTCGCAAGGCTGACGGAGGCGGAGATCCTCAATGCCATGGCGGACATTCTTGGCGTGAAGCGGATCCTTGTCGGCAAGGCGATCTACAACACCGCGAAAGAAGGCAAGTCGTTTCAGGGCGCGGATATCTGGAGCGACGATTTTGCCATGGTGGCGGTGATCGGCGAGGGACAGAGACTGTCCGATCCGACCGTGGGAAGAACGTTCCTCTGGACGATGGACAGCCCGGAGAATGCCACTGTCGAGCAGTACCGCGATGATGCGGCCAGAAGCGATATCTTCCGCGTGCGCCAGCATGTGGACGAGTTGATCGTTGATCCGTATTTCGCGCATCTGATCAAAGTTGACGCTTAATCACGAGGGATGCCCGGGGGCGTAACTGCTCCCGGGCCCCTTTTGGGACATGTTCATGAGCTTAAAAGAACAAATGCCAAAGGATGCTGTCGGTTGTTTCTTGAATATGGGCGAGTTTGCCGAGGAGATCACGTATACGACTGGCGCGGGAATATCCAAGGTAATCCCGGCCGTGGTTGTGCGTTATGAGCTTACACCGGCAGAGGAAAACATCAACCGGTCGCTCAAGAAACAGGCAGAGGTTTATATCGCCAATGATGAAACGAACGGCATCGCGGCAGTAAGTAAAGCAGACGACCGCATCACGCTTAAAGACTCGGAAGGATTCGACCGCGAGGCTCGTATCAACGATGTCATCAGCCGTGATGAGGGGATGTGGCATCTTCTGGTGGGGTGGTAGGCATGGTGCAGTTAACCACAGAGATTGATACAAGGGCGCTGGACAGGGCGATCAAGATCGCGCCCCGCGTCCTTAAATTTGAGCTGGCGGATGGGCTGGATCGTATCAGCAAGGGATTTTTGAAACGGTTCAGACAGCAACAGCTTCAGGGCCCACCGGGCGTGCGCGGCGCGTCCGGTCATGGTCTTTTCGGTACGTTCAAGCGGGTGTTTTTGGTGTCACCCGAGATCGAGGGCATGGGCATCGAGGTTTTTTCGGAATCAAAGATTGCCAAACTGCACGAGACCGGAGGAACTGTCAGGGATCCCGGAGGCAAGCGGCTGGCAGTGCCGTTGTCGGCGCGGTCGGAGATGTTCACGCCGTCAGGGAAACTCCGAGCGCGGTATAAGAAGCCCAAAGAGTTGAAAAACGTCAGGGCTTTGCGATGGAAGGGCGAGACGTTTCTTGCCCGGGTGACGAAACGCGCGCAGAAGATTCTGCCGTTATATGTGCTTAAAAGGTCGGTTCGTATTAAACCGAGGCTGGGGTTTTACCGGACATGGGACGGCCTCGTGAATTACCGGATAGATATTTTGAATAAATCGATCGAAAAGGCGTTGAGGAAGATCTGATGGAAACGGTCAGAGAGCGGATATTGCAAAACATCAAGACTGTACTTGAAGGCGTGACGATCGCTAACGGGTACAACTTTGATTTTACGCCTGCCACCGTACAGCGCTGGTCGATGCACGGCAACAGAATGGTTGATATGCCGATGGTGGTTATCAGTCCGGGTGATGAAGACGAGTCGAGTCAGCCGAATCCGTTCGAAGAATGTCTTTTAACTTTGTATCTCGACATATTTTTCGTGAACGACGAGAACGACCCGGTGCCGACCGATACGTATTTAAACAGACTGCAGGGAGATATCAAGAAGGCGATTCTGCAGGACTCCACGCGCGCGGGCAATGCGGTTGATACGGATGTTTTGGGGACAACGCCGTTTGAGACGACCGAGGCACAGCCGTACGCGGGGATCATCATGGAGGTTCGCGTCCGCTATCGTCATTTGCGGACGGATCCGTCAGCAAAGAACTAAAAGGGAGGGATTGCAATGTCAATGCTCATAAGAAAACGCCAGCTTGCGGCGAAGATCGAGGCGGTCGAAGGTTCTGCGGAAACACTTCTGGCGGCCGACGCAGGCATTCTGGTGAATTTTTCACCGAAGGCAAGTTACGATCCGCAGATGTATCAGCGGGATCCTGTTCGCGCGTCTTTGACCAAGATGGGAAAGTTGGCAGGGAAACGCTCGGCAGGGATCGATTTCAGTATCGAGTTGAAAGGTTCGGGATCGGTTACGGTTGAGCCGGAGTGGACGAGGCTGGTCAGGGCCTGCGGGTTTCAGTCGAGCACGCTTAAGAAAATATCGATCGGGGCGATCACCAGCGGGCCTTACAGGCACGGTGAGGTCATTACCGGCGATACGTCAGGCGCAGTCGGCCGGGTAGTGATCAAGACCGCAAACGGTGCGGCCGCGCTTTATTATGTCGCGCTCACCGGAGTATTCGAGACCGGAGATCACATAACGGGTGCGGATTCCGGCGCGGTGTCGACTGCTTCATCCGATCCGGCAAGCGCGGGATTTGAAATAAAGCCGATCAGCAGTTCCGTGGTTTCCTTGACCATGGGTCTTTATGAGGACGGCGTGGCGAAGCTTCTTAAGGGGTGCCGGGGAACGGTCAAGTTTAACTTCAAGATCGGCGAACCGGCCACGCTCGATTTCAGCTTCAAGGGCGTTGAGCATGGAGTCACGGACACACCGATGTTTACCGGTGTGAGCTTTGACGATACGGTGCCGCCGGTGCTTTTAAACGCGGTCATGTCCTGCGATGGCGTGTCGCTTAATGTCGGCGAGATGGAGATCGACGTATCGAATACGCTGGCTTCAAAAGACAAGATCGACGATGCAAAAGGGATTTTGTCCTACATGATCACCGGCCGGGATATGCAGGGATCGTTCAATCCGGAAATGGTTCCGGTTGCTTCGCATGATTTCTTCTCCAAGTGGTTCAGCAATACGCCCATGGTTCTTGATCTGGCGTACGGGGAAACCGATGGCAACAAGTTCCGGTTCTACGCGCCCAGTATCGTTTACAACAAAGTCGATGACGGCGATCGCGACGGCATTCAGCTGGCGCAGACGTCGTTCGATCTGACCGGTTCGATGGAGCCGGGGGATGATGAAATCGCTCTATTACTTTTATAAATAGGAGGTGGTTCATGCTTACAGGAATTGATGTCAATGCTACGCGTGAATATGTGTCAAAACTTGATCCGGACAAAGAGAATCCGAGCGTGTTTCACATCGGGCTTTTGGATCCAGTCTTGAGGGCCGAGGTTGACGATGAAAGCAGTACGTATGAGATGAGTTCGACCAATCCCAACGACAAGGCCAAGGTCAGGCTCAACTGGAACAAGCGGCAGATTACGGCGATCAAATTCGGGCTTAAGGGCCTGACGAATTTTCTGGATCCCGAGGCCAAAAAGCCGATCGAGCTTAAGTTCGACACGATTCATTACGCGGGCAAGATGAGAAACGTTGTTCCGGACAGGATCATTGCCATGTTTCCGAACGAGTTGAGGCAGGAGCTGGCCGAGGTCATTTTGAACGAATCGAAACTGTCGGAGGGTGACCAAAAAAACTGATCGTGGCGGTTCATTTGGGCGGCCTCACCGTGAACTGCCAGAGCTGTTTAAGCGGGAGAAAGATACAATGCGAATATGAAGTGCCCGGGCAGGAAGTCTGGGAGCTTAACGGAGCGCAGTATCGAGGATGCCCTTTTAAGATCGTCACACGTCAGTCGGCGAGCTTTATAAGGGCATTTCAGTTTTACCGGCAGGGATATTTGCCGAACGCGGGCGGCTGGATCGACCAGTCGGCCAAAATGCTCGATGCCTTTGAGGTGATCGAAAAGGAATTACAGGCAATCGAGCAGGAGATGCAGAAAAGAAGGGACAGGTTCAAGCGATGACGAATAAAGAACTCTCAATCATATTGCGATTGCGGGATGAGGCGACCAAGCGTCTTGAAGGCGTGCGCGGCAATCTTCAGAGATTCGCTAACGCATGGAAGCAGAACTGGTTGGCGATCACCGCGGCCATTACGGCAAGCATCATGGCGCTTCGCAAGGCGTGGGATCTCATGGAAATGGGAGCCAAGGCCCAGCAGATCGAACAGAGTTTCAGCCGCATGGCCGAGAGTGTTGGTATAGATGCTCAAAAGATGCGGCAGGCGATCATGGAGGCTTCAAGAGAGACGGTCAATTTCTCGAATGTGGCTGATAAGGTTTCGGCTCTCATGGCTCAGGGACTGAGCATGGATCAGGTTACTGCGCTCATGAAGCAGGCGCGCGTTGAGGCGCGGATATTCGGTGCCACGACCGAAGAGGCGTTTCAAAATATTTCAAGCGCGGTTACCGGCGGTTTGGTTACGACCTTGAGGCGTTCGTACGGCCTTCAGTTGTCGCTTAAAGACGCGGCAGAGGAATACGCGAAGGCGACGGGCAAGACTGTCGAGCAAGTTCAGAAATACTATATGGCGCAGGCCATGGCCAAGCATATCCTCGCGCAGAGCAAATCGCACCTTGAGGCGGTCAATCTGGAGATGATGACCAGCTATGAAAAGGTGCAGATGCTCAAGTCGCAGTGGAATGATTTTATGGAAAAGGCCGGTCAGTCGCTCTGGCAGGTGCTCGGATTCTTGCAGGGCTTTGCCAATCATCTGGTGGCAGGTGTTTTCACGATCCTTGAGTACGGCGCGGGCGCGGTCAAAGGTTTCATTCAGGGCATAACAAATGCTTTGAACGGTCTTTTAGGATTTGCCGTAGATTTCTTCCAGTCGCTGATGGTACCGCTTATTAAATTTTATGATCTCTTGGGCAAACTTCCCGGCAGTGTCGGTGAAACATACCGGCAGGCGTCCGCGGAGGTAGAGAAGTTTTCGCAGTCGTTGGAAGAGAACAAGATTAGCTTCAATGTCGAAGGGCTAACTCAGGGGCTTGAAGAGGCGCGCACGGCGTTCAATCTGGCCGCGCAGGAAAGCGCGCGGGACGCGATGAAGCAATACGATCTTGTGTTTGCCAAGGTTAAGGAGACCGGTGACAAGACGGCGGAAATATTGAAGAACGTGGCCAAGGATGTAGGGAATAGCGCGGAAGCGGCGGCACAGCAGTTTAACGTCATGGAAGAGTTCGCCAAGCAGTCGGCGCACAACATGCAGAATGCTTTTTCGCAGTTTTTCTTCAAGGCATTTACGGGTGAGCTTCGCAGTGTCAAAGAGGTATTCGCGGATTTTGGCAGGGCGGTTCTGCAGATGATATCGAACATCTTGGCGAAGTTGTTACTCATAAAAATATTTACAGCAATGGCCGGAGCAGGCGGCACGATCTTCGGTGTTCCGGTGGCGAGTTTGTTTCATAGCGGAGGAACGGTCGAAAAGCGCAACCGGGCGTTTATCCGCGCGCATTCGGGTCTTGCGCCGGATGAGGTGCCGATCATCGCGCAAACGGGCGAAGGCGTGCTTTCCCGCAGGGGAATGCAGGCAGTGGGCGGATCGGACAACCTGCGTGCGCTTAACCGCGGTGAATCTATGCGCGGGGAAGGTGTCACGATCAACGTCAATCAGGTGATTCAGGCGTGGGACGCGCAGGATGTCTGGCGCAACCGCAAGATGCTTTCCAATGCCATTGCCGACGACATTTACAACAACGGGAAGATCCGTTCGGTGATCAGGAGCTACGCATGAGCGATTTTAGCTATTTGCCGGATTTTGTTTTTGAAGAGACGCTGGAATATAAGACGCTCATTTCGGAGTTTGAAAGCGGCGTTGAACAACGCAGGCGCAAGTGGGCGGCACCATTACACAAATGGCGGCTCAGGTTTTCCAGCCGGTCAAAGGCGGATATGGAGATGGTGCGGAACTTCTTTTCCGCGAAGTACGGCTCGTTTATGGCGTTTACATGGACGAACCCGAACGATGCCGTGGAGTATACGGTTCGGTTTGCCGAGGACAGTTTTAAATTCACGATGAAGGCGTACGAGGTGTACGACTTTGAGTTTGATTTTATAGAGGTGAAGTAATGCCGAGAAATGTCAGCCCCTCATTTATCAGCGAGAAATCGAAGCAGGAGAACGCGCCTATCTTTTTATACGTCCTCGAAAAGTATGACTCCATTAATGACTTGAGGGTCGCGGGGTTTGATCAGGACGTGACGTATCAGGGGCAGGTGTATTTCAAGTTCCCAGTGACGCATGAGTTTATCGGCGAAAACAATCAGGAGCAGATCGATCAGGTCAAGGTGCGGCTTGGGAATGTGTCGCGTTTCATTCAGCTTTATCTGGAGCAGTTCGATTTGCGCGGGAAGAAAGTAACGATCCGCATGGTCTGGGCCGACCGGCTGGCGGATCCGGACGCGCACATGGACGACGTTTTCTACATCGATAGCTATACGGCAGACCAGAAGAGCGTGGAGTTCACATTGACCGGCAAGTTTGATGTCTTGGGCGTTGATCTACCCGCGCGCAGGTATGCGCGAAATTATTGCGCATGGAAGTTTAAATCGCCCGAGTGCGGATATATGGGAGGGGAGGTTTCATGCAACAAAACAAAACAGCGGTGCAAGGTGCTGGAGAATTACCATCGGTTCGGGGCGTTTCCGTCCGTGCCGACGCGCCGGATATACGTGATGTAGAAAAGGCGATCATCGGGAAATATCTCGGGATCCCGTACCGCCACCGGGGCAGGGCAATGGAAGGTCTCGATTGCTGGGGATTTCTCAAACTTGTTTATGCGGATCTGGGTTACCGGCTTTTCGATATCGAGGATCTGGAATACAGCAAGGTGTGGGGTTTAAGCGGCAAGGACTATTTCAAGGAGCATTACGGTCACGATTGGGATCGCGTTGAAACGCCGCAGGTATTGGACGGCGTGTTGTTTGTTAATTCGAGAGGTATTGCTGATCATGCCGGGATCGTCCTCGGCAAGAGGCGGTTTATCCATTGTTGCCGTCAGGGGGTCGTAGTGTCGCGGCTTGACGATGTTTCGTGGAAAAAGAAAACAGAAGGATTTTACAGGTTAAGAAAATGATATCCGTTCGTAATATCGACAATCCGTTCAAGCTCGAGGAGGCGCAGGTTCTGGAGTTTACTTATTCCAGAAGCAAATCCGTGCGCGATTATCTTGAGAATTCCGGGTTTGATTATAAAGACAAACGCGTGATCGTTACCGGCAAGCGCATAGAAGACCTTGATTCGCGTATCGAAGAGGGTGACGAGATTGTAGTTGCGCCGGAAGTTCAAGCACCGGTGGTGGCTGTTATTTCGTTTATTGTTTCAGCGGTCTGGGCGGCCGCGGTGGCGCATCCGTTTCTGTTCACGTTCTTTGTTCTTTCGATGGGTTACGCCATTTACCAGTATATGAACCAGCCGAAAATGCCGGATTTCAATCTCGGTTCGGCCGGGATGGATGAGGGATCGCCTACCTACGGCTGGGACGGCGTGCAAACGATTCAGGAGGTCGGGGTTCCGGTCGCGGTGGTTTACGGAGAGCATCGCGTCGGCGGCAATATTATTAATCAGTTTCTTTGGGAGGACGGCGACAAGCACTATTTGAACGTTCTTCTGGCGATCTGCGAGGGCGAGATCGAGTCGATAGAAAATATCGAGCTGAATAATAATCCGATCGTTAACTTCGAAGGCGTATCGATCAGCAAACGTTTCGGCACGAACTACCAGAGCATGATCCCGAATTTCGAGGATTTGCACAATATTTATCCGGTCAGCGCCAACCTTACGCAAAACAATCCCTATATTTACACCACGGTCGATCTGGATGTCGAGGCTTTCGAGATTCATCTACGGCTTAATAACGGCCTGTATCAGCAGAATTCCAGTTCTGGAGATATTCAGAGCTGGAGCGTTACCTATCGGGTTGAATACAAAGAGCATTCATCCGGGACGTATATCGATCTGGGCGAGACGACGATTTCGGCGCAGTCGCGTTCATCAGTCAGGCGAGTATTTCGCAAGGCAGGGCTCACCCCGGGGCAGTACGACATCCGCATCACCCGCACCAGCGAGAACAGTTCGCTTCAGCCCTTAAAGCAGGGCGACCTTTTACTTTTTCAGATCGATGAGCTTAAGACAGATGATTTGAGTTATCCCAACACCGCGCTTTTAGGGCTTCAGCTTCTGGCGACTGATCAGCTTTCAGGATCGATGCCGAACATCACATCGGTTGTTAAGGGCAGGAAGGTTTCGGTTCCGGATGTCAGAAACGGCACGGATCCTGTTGCTTGGGATGATTATTACTGGGATGGGGCAGATTACCGTCTGCTTGCGGACGACACCTTGCTTTCGTGGGATGGGGTGACGTTTGTTGAGAGGTATTCGGCGAATCCGGTCTGGTGCCTGCGGGATTTTATTATCAGCAACCGTTTCGGGCTGGGCGAGTTTATTTCATCCGGAAATCTGGATAATGCTTCGCTTCTTGAAATGTCGCAGTATTGCGAGGAGAAAGTTGCAGACGGTCAGGGCGGCTACGAGAAACGGTTCCGGATGGATGTGGTTATCGACAGTAACAATAGGGCCCTCGACGTTCTGATTCAATTGTGCGCTACGTTCAACGCCATGCCGGTCTACAGCGCGGGCGGTTTGGCATTCAAGATCGACAAGATCACGAATCCGACCCAGTTATTCGGCATGGGCAATATCGTCAAGGACACGTTTGCGCAGAGCTGGAAGACGATGAAAGAGGTGCCGAACGTGATCGAGGTTCAGTTCACCGACAAAGAGAAAAACTATCAGCAAGAAACGATCGCGTATATCGATGAGGAGTCGCTGGCTTCAGGTGAGCCGATGCGTAAAAGCCAGATCCGGCTTTTCACGACCGGCGCAAGCTACGCGATTCGCGCGGCGCGTTACGCGTTAAAGGTGGCGCGGTATATCAACCGTTCGGTCACGTTTAAGGCAGGGATTGATGCGATTGCCTGTCAGGCTGGGGATGTTATTTCGATATCGCACGATGTTCCGCAGTGGGGTTTTTCCGGCCGGGTGCAGGATGGCAGTACCGATGTGCTTGTCAAATTAGACCGCTCCATGGTCATTGAGGACGGCAAGTCCTACAAGATTCAGGTTCGTTTTTCTGACGATACGATCGAAGAGAGGCTTATCACTTCGCCGACCGGAACGCATACGGAGGTTTCTTGCGAAGCGTTCCCGCAGGACCCGCAGGCTTTCGATGTCTTTGCGATCGGCGAAACGAGCAAGGTCAAAAAAGATTTCAGGGTGGTGGCGATCCAGCGCGAAGGCAAGAGCGAGGTTCAGATATCCGCGCTTGAGTATAACGAGGCGGTGTATGACGATTCGGACATAATTTTGCCGCAGAACAATTATTCGTCTTTATCAAGCGAGATCCCGGCCGTCAGCAACCTCAGCTTGACCGAGTCGCTGGTGAAGAAGACAGACGGAACGATCGAAAACGCCATTGATGTCTGGTTTGACCGTCCGGCCTACGTGGATCATTTCGTCAAGTCATACGCCAAGGCAAAGATTTATATCAGCGACGATGACGGATTAAGCTGGCGCGCGCGGGGAGAAACCTCGGGAACGAATTTCCGGATCATCGGCGATATCGTTGATCATCACACCTATAAAATCAAAGTTACTTCGCTCGATTCCCTGAATGAAGAAAGTTCNCTNGCNTCCGCNCCTGAAAGTACGATCACGATTGTCGGCAAGTCAGCCCCGCCTTCGGANGTGCTCTTCATTTCTGGTTAACCGAAACAGNGACATGCTNTATTTCGGNTGGACGCCGATTCCNGATGTGGATGTCTGGGGGTATGAGATCCGGCGCGGCCTTGACTGGGAAAGNGCGGAGTTNATCACGCTTCAGCAGGGGACGCACTATCTCACCAAAGATGTCAAACGCGGTATCGGCCAGCGGTACTGGATCAAGGGGATCGATACCTCGGGAAATTATTCCGTAAACGCAAAAGAGGCGGTTGTCACGATTACGGAGATTCCGTTCAGGAATATTATCGTGGAATATCAGGAACAGCCGCTTTGGGAAGGCGCGAAGAACAATATCGAAAAGGAAGGCGAGTCGATCGTGATCACGGACGGGGTTATGTCCGGAATGTATACGACACCGGTCAGGGATTTCGGGTATGTGGCAAGCGTCCATATCGGGATCGATGTGATCGTCTCAACGTCTTTGGGCAGAAGGTTCGATAGCGATGGGGTAACGAAGTTTAACGACAGCCCATCGTATCGATTCACCGGTCAGGAAACATTGAGGGCGGCCAGCTTCCGGATCCGTACGTCCGAGGACAATATCATATGGAAAGATTGGGAGGATTATCAGCCCGGAGATTATTACTGCCGGTACTTTCAGATTGAACTCGCTCTGCATCGCGAGAATATCGGCGATGAGATCACCTGTTCGACGTTTCAGTATTTCGGTGACCTGCCGGATGTCGATGACTATGGCAATGCCACGGTTGTTTCAGCTGTCGATGGCAAGCAGGTGTTTTTCGGAAAAACATATCACGAAGAGCCGAGCGTGCATATTGAGATAAGAAGCGGAAGTGGCATCTATTCGCAGTTTACAGATAAAAGCATCACCGGATTTACGGTGAAGCTGTATGACGCTCAGGGCGTGGTGCAGACCGGCATGTTCGACTGGCACAGCCACGGGATTTAGGAGGCGTAATGGCAAAGGGATTGATTCCATACAAGGTGGTTATTGAGTTTGAGAAAGGCGAGTTCTTAAACGGGGTCATTTTATACAAGGTCAATGACGGCGGCGAGATCAGCCGAATCAAAAGTATCGGGATCAAGGATGCGGCGTTTAATAAATCGACCTTGAATGGGGTGTTGCAGAAATTTATCAAGCACGCGAATCAGTCGGAAGGAGTAAGCGATGGACAAGTTGATCTGTAGTAAATGCAAAAAAGAGATACCGGACGACATGGCGTATGTGTCGGTCAAGGGCGACATTATTTTGCGTATGCCGAAAAGGAAGCCGATTGTTTTTACCTGTGCCGAGCAGGCGGAAAACTATGCACGGCAGATGACGCTTCATGATGTTTGCTGGATCCAGATGTTACGCGAGCACGGTATCGAGCTTTATGAGATGAGCGCGGTTGCCGAGGCGTATCAAAAAAGAGAGGTGGGCGATGGCTTGGGACAAGACTAAACCGGAAAACGACATGCTGTTAATCAATTTTCCTCCGGCGTGCCGGGCCAACTGGGAGGCGCTGGAGCTTTTGACTGACCCGGCGCTTCAGATCACCAATGAGAAGGTTGCCCCGGGTGCCGGTATCGAAGATACGAAGCTGGCGCAGATAACCTCGGCCAGCAAGGTGAGCGGCACGGCTTTGACGGGTCTTTCCAGCGTGCCAGCGGCGGCCGGTGTTTTACCGACCGAGAATTCACCCAATAAATTGAAGGCGGATGTCAGCGATACGACGCCGGAATATCTGGACGGGCTTATCGATACGGCAATATTTCAGGTATCGGCAGGCGATCAGTTGCAGTTGAAAGACGGCGGGGTTTCGACCGCGAAGCTTG